CAACTACGATTGATACTAAGCCTGATTGTTCCATAGTAGGTCCTTCTAATTCCATATACCATATTACTACTTTGTATAGTAAGAAAATATATGTTGATATGAATACTCTTGGAAATATTCTCCAACTATCTACTGCTCTTGCCAGATGAATTAGTTTCGCATATGGATTTACGCCTAAATCTTTTATAGATGTGTCAACTTCTAAATCAACACTAATCTTTTGTTTTGGTTCTGCGACCTTAACGTCTTGTTTTACATCTTCCATTATTTTGCCTCTCTCTGTCTTCGTTCTTTTTCTTCTTTAAGATAATTTACTAATAATGATATGTAAATCTCCCTCTCCCACGGTAACATTTCTTCCAATTCACTCAATGAATATTTATGATGTTGTATCAGAGCAAAATTGGTTTCATAATAGTTTTCTAAACTATCGTGTGAGAGGGCTACCCGAAAAAATCGGCCAGACCTTTCAATACAATTTCACTTTCCACCTCAGTTTTAGGGTTTTTAACAGTAATCTTTTGTTCCAACCTAGGCATAGTATTAAAGAATTTTTGTAGTTTTTTCATCTGTTCACCTGAAAGGTTATTGATAAACTCTTCTAATTCTTTCTTATCTGTGTCTTTAGCTAGATATACTTTATCGCCCTCATATATTTGGTCTATAGAATTAACTATCAACTCGTACATTTCTGCTAATTTTATATCGCCTGATAATATACCTGAGTTTATAGTTTTTAATGATGGATATTTTAAAACAACACCTAGTTTTCTAGTTTCATCTAATTCAACATTAGGTGTATGGTCATCATCTACAAATACCTCAACTTTATTTAAATCAACCTCTGTACTAACATAAGTCTCTTTATCATCAGGACATAAAACTCTTATTTTAGCAACTTCACCCACTGATTTAGCTCTAATCTGTAAAAAGATATATTCTAAATCAAATAATGGATAATTTTCTGGTTCTATTTCACCAAACGTACAAGATTTAACAATATCTTTAACAGCCGTTAACATCTCTTCTGGTTTTTGAGACTCTAAAGCCATCAATAAAATCTTTTCTTCTTTAACTAAAAATGGTCTAAAAGAAACTGTCTTTTGTTGTGATGGTAAAGTCAATTCATACTTTGATACATTAGCCTGTGGTAATGCCATAATTTACTCCTTTTCAAATTATATTATAAGAATGGTGGGAATACTTTTCCTCCAAACACCGATCCAATTGGGACTCTTTGTCTTATAACGTTCACAGCGTCCCTACCTGCTCGTCTTATTTCTGGTGGTAACTTACTTAATATATTACCAAAAATACCTCTGTTGCCTTGTTTAACTGTAGGCACGGTAAAACCACCACCCACTGTATAATTCTTAACTTGATCTAATGATAAGTTGTGCCAATTTCTAAAAGAAAATGTAATAGAAATTTTTTGTATTTCATTGTTTGTGCCGTAATCAAATGGTACAGCAGTAATTGTTTTAGGATATGCTTCCATTAGTTCTACACCATAAGCAATTCTATCTCTAAAGGCGTCACCAGAAAAAGCACCTAATTGATATATTCTAATTCCACCAACATACTCATCATAGAAGTGCATATTGTGGGTGGCTTGATCCATAATTGAGTTTTGCCACATTTCAAAAAATGTTCTTTGTCTTAAATATTTGTCAGCATAAAATGAAGCTGTTACTTCACCTGGAAAACTGTAAGCATAAGCAATTTCTCTTTTAGGACCATATGTTTGAAAAGCTCTTGTGTCAACATTTCTACTTGGCATTTCTATATTATAACAAAATGCTCTCAAACCTCTTCTTAATTCTGTTTCTTGTGCTAATTGGCCTGGTTGTGTTGATCTACTAATTTCTTCTTGGAATACATATTCGTCACTATCACCCTCGCCTGTAGCTTGTTCTTGTATACCTCTTGGTAAAATAAAGTCAACTAAAAATCTATTTGGTCTGGCAAAGCCTTCGCCTTCAGCCATTTTACTTATGAATCTATTCATTGTAGATTCTTTGTTGCCACCTTGTCTTTGTTTTAACCTTGGATCCTGTTCTACGTTATCAAGTGATCTATCTCTCGGTATACCAACTCTTATATCGTAATTACCTATTCTACGACCACCTCTTAAAATTGCCATTAAATCATTCTCCTACTATCAGCATAAACTCTACTAGTTCCTGCTTTCTTAAATTGTTGTACAGGCAAATAAACGGCCAATGCCGCTTCATTAAAATCAATTCTTAAAAAGTTTGATCTAACATGACCATACAAATATTTTTTTATTGTTGGTTTAACTAAACCAATACCTTTCACATCATCATAAGTAGCACTGATTTTGGTTTTTTCATTTAAACCTCCATCAGCAAATGTTTGCATACGTTCAAGTAATCTAAATCTCAATATAGGTGGCAAATAGTGAAAGTTCATACCCATAAAACCACCTTTGATAGGTTCTAAAGGTAAAACTAGTGGAAAAGTATCATAATATGGTAATGTCTTTTTAAGTTTTGGGTCATAAAAAAACATATTTAATCTACCAACACTAGGTCTACCGATTAACTTACCTTGATTCATTAATTTTCTAGCAGTTACTTTATCAGCCATAGATGATACATTTTTTCTATACCAATCAGCTGATTTTTTAACACCACCTTGCTTATCTACTAAAGGATCTAAAATACTTGGCATATCAATATTTATACGCTGGAAATAAAAAAAAGGTGGCTATTTCTAGCCACCCTTTAAAGTTATCAGTTAAGAGAGAGAAAGGTTACTCTTCTTCAGCTAATTTACTAAAGTACGATAAAGTATCATCGTCATCACTAGCTTCAGGTTGAGTATTAACTGGTTCACTTTTCACATTACCATTGTTTTTTGGCGGGAGGTTTGCGTTTTCAACGGTACTTGCGTTTCTATCACCTGTAATTACCCTATTCAGTTTCTCTTTGAGTTCATCATAGGTTTTAAAATTACTAAGGTCAAGGAAAGGTTTTAGAGCGTGTTGTTTAGACCAGACTTCTTTAATCTTGTCATCACTTTCAGCAAGTGCTGTAACACCCTCAAACTCGGATTTATCGTAGTTCCAATAACCATCAACTTTTCTAATCTTCAATTTGAAGTTAGCGCCTTTCCAAAAATCAAATGGGTTAATTGGTTTCTCATCATCAAATGCTGGTTGCATCGCTTCTGTAATCTTATCAAATATCTTTTTACCAAATTTGTATAAGAAAACTTTACCTTCATTTTCTGGATGTTTAGGGTCACTCACTACTAAAATGTTTGAGTAGTACGATAATTTTCTTTTTCTTTTTCTAGCGATTTCTTTATCACTATCAACACCTGTATTCCATAATCTAGTATTGTCTTCACTAACAGGATCTTTTTGACCAAGTGTTGTTAAAGAGTTCTCAATATACCAACCACCTTTGTCTTGGAAAGCATGAGACCATATTCTTTGCCAAGGTAAATCTTCACCCTCAACTGCTGGTAAAAATCTAACAACAGCATAACCATTTCCAGTTTTATCTAAATCTGGTTTCCAAAATCTGTCGTCTTGGTATTTGTTTTTATTTGATTGATCTTCTGGAGCAAGATTTTGCTCAAGTGCTTTTGTTAACTTGTCAAAATTGCTTGACGAGCTTTTTAATGTATCGAAGTCCATATTATTCTCCTTTGTATAATTGTATTTGTATTGTCTGTTTAATCGACATTTTTATTTATAAGACTTTCTCTTTGTCTTACCCATTTTTTTAAGCCTGCCTTTTTTGTTTCTTCATTCCAGCACTCTTTAGGTAATGATCTAGTCTTTCTAAATTTTTTGTATCGTTCACACCACTCTACTATTTTGTCTAATGTTATGTATATAATTCTATCTAACATATCTCTCTAATATATCACTTTTTTATCAATTTGTCAAGTGTGGAATAATCAATATACTTCAAATTTTTGTATTCAGACCATTCAGGTATTGGTTTACTGACTTCATCTTTACCCTTATCAGCAAATGGATTGACTTTGTAAAAAGTTATATTTTTGTATTCTCTAAACAATGTTTTCCATTGTATCACCCAATTAGAGTGTGGTGTAGCACTATTTTCTGATATAACATAATTCTTTGTATCTTTATATACATTGTTTACCTTACCTGTATTGCTAACTAGGTCATTACCAACCATAAAAATTTCTTTGGGTTTATCTTCTAATATAGACACATAACCTGCCGTAGCGCCAGCAGCCCAACCTCTGTCTCTTCTATTAGGCATAATATCTCTTAAATTTTTTACTTTATCATCATCTTTTACCCAACTTATCTTTAATTGATTTTGTTTTACATCTTTTTTATACTTTGTTTTATCTTTTCTAACTATTGTAGCAATACCTTTTAAGTTTGAACCATGCATTACAAACTCTTTTTCATCTGTTCTTTCATTTGAACCTATAATATTATAACCTCTCAAAGCTTCTCTATCTTCATCATTAATACCTGAAAAAACTAATGAATCGTACATTTCACCTGGTAACCTATTCCAATCTCTAAAATAACATTTATTCTTGTAACAATAACCTGAGTGATATATCTCGTGCATTATACCATGATCAACTGATATTAAGGCGTCTGGTGTAAAGTCTCTGTATATAGCGTTACAAGCATATATTTTACCATGAGGCCTTAAAGACTCTAAATCAAAATCTTTACGACTTTCACCATTACCTACTATAAAAATTCTCTTGTTCATAGTTTTAAACTTGTTACTTTTAATTGATCACCCACATCACCTCTAATAAAATAATTAGCGCCTATTACATATTTCTTTTTGTCACTTAAATTTTGACTACTATGTTCAACGTCACCAGGAAATATTATGACATCACCTGTTTTTACAGGTATAATTGTTTCTTTAGCATTAAACTCATTAAATCCTGTATAGTTTAAATCAAAGTCATACGACCTAGTAATAAAGTTTTTATTTTGATAAAATGTTATATTAGCATTATCGGCCTCTACATAATGTACCACACTAAAAATTGTACATTTATGATTATGTTTTTCATGTTCTTTTTCTGCCACAGCTAACCAACTATTAGTTCTTTCAAATTCATTATCAACTTGTATAAAATCTTCAATGTATTTTTCAGCGCAACGATCAATAGCGTCTCTTACTCTTTTTAATTCGTCTCTTTCTAATATAAATCTATCTTTAGATATACTAGCACTATTTTCTTGGTGTAACAATTCTAATGATTTTATGTAATTCATTTCTTCTTCACTATAAGAGTGAAGATTATTAAATTTGATTAATGGTGTGCCAAAAAGTGTTTGTTTAATATATTCCATTTTAAAAATAATTAAAGTTTATATTTAATCTTACCTTTTCATCCGTACAATTGGTACTATTATGATCTTTTGATGAATCAAACATCAATATTCTATTTGATTTACTATCAATCTTAGTGTCATCATGTAACACTGTTTTACCATTATTAGTATTTAAATAAATTATAGCACCTAGATGTTCAAATGGGTTATCTCTATGTTGTTTGTGATTGATAAATTTACCTACATTAGGATATAAATTGGCTTTTATTCTTATTAAAGCTTTTGGTTTTAATATATTTAAAACAGGTTCTATAAAACTCCAAAAAGGTGATGTTATAGAGTTATCATTATAAAATGTATGTGTAAAATAATAAGTGTCATCTTCACCCACAGCTACACCATTTTGATAAAACCAAGCAAAGTTTGTGTCATAAACTATATTCTTTAACTTTTCAAAATCGTTTTGATTTAGAGCATTATCTATAATATCATATTTCATTTATTTAAAAAAGTCTCTTTCATTATTATTTTACACTCTGTCTCATTATATTTTAAAAAAGGTTTTAGTCTGGCCAACGTAAGTGAGATTTTAGGCCATACAACTTTCTCGGTAATCTCTTTATTCCAATTCTTACTAAACGATAAGATTTGGTCAAGCACAATGAGGGATTGCTTAGACGTTTTCTTTTGAAGATGTAAACGTAAAAGTCGTGGATGTTGTCCATTATGACAAATGAAACCATCATCAAAGCGAATATTATTCCGAAGAAAATCATCATTAATCCGTACGCAATCAGACCTAAAGTGATAGGCAAATGCTTCTTTACGTTTTTTATAATCCAAGTAAACATCTTTACCATCTTTCTGTAACAAATTACCAATCCATCCCTTGCTATCTGTAGCAAAGTTAGCAACAAAGAAATCAAGTATATCATTTTGTCCATATTGTTTGCTCAGTTTGTGGAAAAAATACCTATCGTTTCTTTTAGTAAATGTTTCAAGTTTACAATTGACTTTTCCACCATATTGTATATAGTCATAAGTTTTTGTAGTAAAATGTAATTTAACTCCAAGATATACCTTAAATACATCAAAACCTCCATACATTAATTAAACCTCAAAAATATAATTAATAACAAATCTTGTCTCATAATTTATAGGGTGTGAGCCAGCATGTGGTATATTTGAAGGAAACCATATTGCTCTGCCTCTTTTAGGATAAACTTTGTCAATTACTCTTTTGTCTATATTCTTACCCATTTTTTCAAAAAACCATGTATCACCATCACTTTCATTAGCATAATACAATAATGTCATTTCATCTTCGCCACCATCTACGTGAATAGGTTGAAAATGATTATAATCATTAAAACCACAATTACTCACAAAATTAGCTTTTATTCTTTTTATTGATTTGTATTTTAAATTTAAAGGCTCAATAAGTTTCATAGCTAAATCATAATAAACTGAGTTTATTTTATTTTCATAAAACATCACATGAGTAAATTGATGTTTATCTATACAATATTTTCTTATATGTTCTTCAGGATCAATTACTGTTGATTGAGCAAAAAACCAAGGGAAATTTGGCGATGATAATTCTCTCTCCATTTCATCTACAAGATGATTGTCTAAAACATTATCAAATACTGTTATCATACAGGCAGTTTACCACCTTTTGGAATATTAATCAACCTTAAATCAACAGCCTCTGATTTAATTTTTTCTTTTAATGTTTTTGATATTAATGGTTTTGTTGTTGATGGATCAATTTCATTTTCATCACAATACCAAACAACAGCTTCTATGTAGGAAATTCTTTTCTCTTTTACTATACCCTCAATCTTCAAACTAAATTCTTTACTATTCATACTCACCTTTCATAATGGGGGTTACTACCACTAGCGTTCACCCCCATAGTTATAACCATTACAATATAACATAACGGTACTAATTTGTCAACCTTAATTTATAACTTCAGTTTTATTAAATGTGTGATATAAAATACAAGTTTCTTCAGCAGAAGGTATATCAACTGTTACTAAAGTTTGATCTTCATTTTCATAATAAGTTATCATATAAACTGGTTCGCCATTTGGATTACCTGATTCTCTACCTAAACTAATATGTACAGGTTTAAGTTCTTTTACATTTACATAATTTTGAACATCATCTGAAGTTCCACAAACTGCTGGAATTGATTGCCAGTAAAGTTCAGCATTTGCTACACTTGAAAATATAAGTGTTAGTATTAAAACTATTTTTTTCATAAGCCTCCCTATGATAAAACTGAGGCCACTTTTTTAACTAACTATGCTTTGATTTTATCTTTGTTAAGTTCTTCATAATATTTATAAAAGCCATCAATAGCTTTCATAAGGTCTTGTTCATAGTCTTTCTTTTCTTTGATAAAACATTGAGAAGAACCATCTTCACTTGCTAATAATATTACAATCTGGTCAATTTGTGTACCAAAAGTTTCTTCATACATATTAGCATAGGCAGTAGTTTGCATAAAGTAATTGTCAATCCAGCCTTCTTCTCTTTGTTTATTGGCCGTTTTAAAATCAATTACAGATAATTTACCATTGTATTCGGCAACACAATCTACTTGACCAGCAACTGTTAGTTTTTTACTATACATAATTGCTTCTAGTAGATGTATATTGTCTATTTGATCTATGTAAGGTTTTAATAATTTAAATAAACCTAATGGTAATACGTCACGTATTGATGGTGTTTC